AAGTCGTTCTTATTAACCCTAAAGGCTCCCCAGGCAAATCAAGTTCTATGTTACCGGTAACAGGTGTTCCTGAAACTGTACCGCTTAAGGGTACATACCCTTGTAAATCCTGCAATCTTACAGCATCATCATCGACAATAGGCGCGCCAACGGACAAAGGACTGCCTATAACTGCCGTTGTGTTCGTAACTTTAAGATTGTTGCTCAGTGTACCAATCACCGCTGAACCATCCTCTAAGGCGATATTTGAGTACGTAGCTCCGGTGCCGTGATTAATTAGTATATCTGAGTTTGTAGTTGCGGCACTACCATTACTCAGTACTTCCTGCAAATCTTGACCGCCTATTAAGCTGTTTGCCTGTCCAAGTGTAACAAACTCGTTATTATGAATTGCAGGGATGCCCTGTGCACGGCTGTAAAACTTTGCAATAGTATCACTTACATAAAATGTATTCACACCATTTCCGGATATAATCGTTACACCTTGATTGTTCATTGATATTTGTCCGCCTTGCCCATTCATTACTATCGGGTTTGCGGTTGTTGCTGTACTACCGTTATTTATTACTCCCTGAAGGGTGTTATCACCACCTGACCCACCACCTCCGACAAGCTGCACCAATTTAGCCCATGGCATTTGCACTATTTTTTTATCAGAATCACGCCTAAAAAGCGGCACCACTCCCGCGCTGTCTGTAACAGTAGCAGGTGTTGCAACTATAATAACAGGCCCCGGTAGTGTACTTTGAGAAAACGCCCCGGCCCATGCCAGCAGCATAAGTAATAATATTTTTGCTTTCATTGATTTTTTTTGCATACTTATTTATTGGTTAAAAAATTAAGGTTCATATCCAGGTTCCCCCGGCAACGGATTTCTTAGAGAAATTAAAGGTGTATGGTTTGCAGGGTCGTTTATGTCGGTGCCTGAAGTCCATCTGCTGATAACAAAAGTGCCATCGCTTTCAGCGCCTATGCATATATCTCCTAAAACGTCAAAACCACTATAGTTAATAGTGGATGGTCCAGGTGTTGTTCCGGGCTTCCATCCCCTGCACAAAACCCTTTTTTGCCCGAATGGGACCGGCTCAATTGCCGGAGCAGGGGCGGGCGGCGCTGTTAGCTGGCTAGGGCTTATTTTATATGTAGTCCCGCCTATACTTATAGGTACGTCTCCCAAAGGGCTAACAGGCCCGACGTATGGCGGCAACGCTGATATTTTGGTATCGCTCATGTTAAGAATCTATTATTTGCTTCTGTACTTAGAATATCACTGCTTTCTATTAGGAGATATGGCGTCCTGGCAGAGTTTGAATTTACCTTTAGTTCACCGGTGCAATACCTGTAATTTGCGGCCGCCGCTTCGTTGCTGAGGAACTCATCGTACACCAGGTCTGTATCGTAAACAAATGATTGGTTAGCGGTCGTTACCAGGTTCAGATCTGTAATATTATTGTCAAGTATGAATTTTGGCGTCAGGTTCAGGCTAAAATAGCACTGCAGCACAACATCAAAAAACGTACACCCTTCAGGGAAATTCTTAGATACTTGCATTCGGGTAAATGTTTAGTTTTCCATCGGTGCCAAACTCAATAACAGGATTGTTTACAGTATATCCGTCCTTTTGCAATTCTACTTTTATTTTACGGGCCAGCTTAGCAGCTCCCCCGGCGCTTTTTGAGTAGTCGCCTATCCCTACCCCATCGTTAGGGAATTCTTTCCACCACCCGGGGTAAGCGTTTATTGTATCGATAACGTGTTGCTGGTCGCTTTCACCTATGGCAAAATCGCCATTTACAAAAAGTAAATCGCCTGTATCATCCAGTTGTATATCCTGTCTTGCCATATAATATTAAATCATAATTCATAACTACCATGTGTTATATTAACATTCTCAATATCGCCCCTAACCGTGTTTTGCAGGGGTTGCGTTGGTACATCAACAGGGGGGCCCGCCGTTGCACCACTTACCGGCAAAGTTAATGTATTTAGCCTATTTATAAGTTCGTTTACCTTGTTTTCTAACAGGTTTATTTTTTGTGTAAGCTCAATTACTTTCACAAGACCGCCGTGCTCCCCGCCCAGGAAATTTATATCTGTTATGTCTGAATATTGCACGATAACAGGCAGGATATATTTAGACATAAGCACGTATACTGTACTATCAACCTCGGGATACAACAAAATGCCGTCTCCTATAGCTGCCATTAAATTAGCATCAAAGGTTAGTGCCGTGTCACCTGAATCGGTTGTTACGGTAGCGGTACGATTTTCACCATCAACAGAAACTACCGTACACGTCAACAGTCGTGTGGTATCGTGGTTACGGTTACCGGCTATTTCCTGTATCAACCTTACCAGTTCAGACATTTAACTTATAATCAAGGGTTATTTTTTGGCGCAGGCCACCTACACCGCCGCTGTATTCTACAGCTTTTATTTTATACAGTCCGTCCTGCTCAGGCAGCAATTTATTTACCAGCTGGGCATTGTCTCCGAAAACCACATAAGGAAAACCGAATGTAGTGAACGAACCTTTAAAGCCGGAATAGTAGTATTTTTTAAGCTCTTCGGTCGCAAGCTGCGTAAGCTCTGCTTCTGTTTTTGCAAAAGGAAAAGTAAAGGTACGGCGCTCACCTTCAACATTAGGATCAGCTTTATCGCCGCTTTTTACCACCTTTGAAATTACCTTGTCGTTTTTTATGGTAACAAGTACCTCTATGCGGGTGTTTTTTGTTTTGGCCTTGCCGTCCTTTGTAGTTTTTCCCGTGGCAACTTCTATATGGTTACTGGCAACAGCTGACAATACTACATCATCCTTTCGGTTATATTTCAGGTCGCTATACTCAATAATGTTTTCCTGGAAATTGAATATTTTTGTTTTCGCTTCGCTTTCAATATAGACCTTTGAACCTATGCGTAATTCGCTACCACGAAAATACGAGTACAGAAAATAATCTTTTCGTAGCCTTGCCAAGAATTGCGCTACTGTTTCGTTGTTTACAGATAACAGTTGGTTATCAAAGGTAATTGTGGTATCTGTAAGGTAGTTTACTGTAAATTGTGTACCTGCCAACGCTTCAGTAAAAATTTTTTCAAGTGACGTGCCCAATTTAAATACCTGGTTTTTCATAGGTATTTGTTTTAGCTGCCACATATTGTTTTCAATCTCCAGTTCTATAGGCATTCCGGTACCCACCTTTGACACGTAACCGCTAAAAATTTCTACAGTGGGGGTGTCTTTTTGGTTTATATTTTCATCCCAATAAATATACTTCTGCTCTATAGTGATTTTATCGCCACGCTTTATTATCGGTTCAGAGTTAAAGCCCCCTACGTTTTTATTTACACCAAACAGCGGGAACCTTCTTAAGGTAACCGCATCTGTAACGTGAATATTTTTTGGAAGCACTAATTTTCCGGTTCCGGTTAGTTTATCCCAGCTGTCCTTGAAGTTGTAGTCATTCACGAAGTCAACGAAGAGTTTACGGGAACGCCCCGCGCCTTGCTGCTCGAATGTGATGTATACTACTGGTTTTAACATTTCGTAAAAATATTAAAATTTTAATAAAATTAATTTGTCAATTAAAAACTTAATATTACATTTGCAGGACAACATTTAAATAATTTTATTATAGAGTACACTAAGGAATATTTTATCAAAAAATTTGAGGCTATACCAGAACATCTTTACACTACAGGTGACCTCACAAAGCCAGGAGATCCAGATTGCCATTGCGCTCTAGGTCATTGTGGTGTTCTGAGGGATTATAAATTGACCGATGAGGCTAAAGCCCTTTCTGATATATTAAGACCTGTTACGGATACAGAAGCTACTGATTCTGAAGTTATCTATATGATAAACGACAACAGGAATGACCTAGGCTCAACCCCAAAAGAAAGAATACTTAACGCTTTAAAATCTTTGCCGTAATGCCACAAACAAAACACACACCGGGGCCGTGGAAGTATTACAATCATGAGCCCCACCAAGTAACAGGAACTCTAAAAGGCGTAGGCATAGCTGGGCCAGGACATGAAATAGGCGTCGCTTATGGATGGTCTAAAGATGAAGCGATAGCCAACGCTAAACTAATAGCAGCAGCACCCGAAATGCTTGAAGCGCTGGAGGATTTTTTAATACTACAGGGTACCGGTACCGATATGGGCGCGTTTGCCGAAAGGGTGAAAGGTTTAATTAATAAAGCTACTGAGTGATGACGAATACAGAATTAATGCTGGCATGTTTTGTTTGTTTCAGCTTTGCTTTTTCTTTCGTAACCTTCTTTATGGGCTATGGTAGGGGGTATAAGGATGCTAAAATACAAAAAATGCAATCAAAGTACACTCAGAGACAAATACAGAGGCATCTTCAGAAATTTCTTTAACTATTGTCCAGTAATAAGCGCCTCAACAATTTTGTCAGACTGCATATTTATGGTAAAGTATTGGGTGCTATATTCGCCCTCTGCCTGCCCGAAATCAAAATCCTTCACTATTACATCTGTAATATCGAGGTTTTGCAAATACCATGAGGATATTGCCAGTGGCTGCCCTAAATCAAGTATTTTTTTTAGGGTAGCTACTAATTCTTTTTCATACACATTATAGGCTCCTGTTATGCGTCCGGTAACCTGTATCTGGAAAGCGTCCAGCCCGATATACTCAACAACAGGGTTATCCTTGCCCATTATTTCAGTCTGTACAATCCTTTTTGATTGCGTAACCATAAACAGCGCATCATCAATACGGAAATCTTCCCACGCAAAACCGGTATTGGGGTCCGTTCCGGCGTTTATTATCATATTGCTATACACGACCGTACCAAGCTTAGAAATAAATTTCGGCTCCGGCACGTCCTGCGCGGCACCCTCCTGTATTATATACGGGTTATTCTGGGCCTCAATAACCTTTAAATTCTGAAGGCCGGCAAATGTAGCAAGGCCAAAAGCCGCTTCGCTAATGGCATCGTTTACTTTAAGCTGGTTTATTTTTGGTATAGTGTAATCTTGCATTATCCTTCCCCCGCAACAATCTGACTATCATTAACAGCTGATGTTAAAGCCTGGATCACCATTTTTTTAATGGCCTCCGGGCTTTCATTTACACTAACTGTTTTGATTGAAAAATCATTTATTAAGTTATTAATTTTTACGTTTATGGTTACTACTTTAGGGCCTGAAACGCCCTTAGTATTGTCTTTACCCGGGGTTCCCGGCATTCCTTGTATTCCCGGGCCTTTTTTAACAGGGGCCCGCAGCTTACCAAGCAAATCAGACTGTTCTTTATCGGTTATGTAACCAGAAGATACTTGTTTTGCTAAATCTCTTTTTATAGAGGCTGTAAGATTTAAAGCGTGTTGTATTGATTTGTCGGTATTTTTGTCAACTTCAGCGTTTATTTTATCTATAACGCTTGTTGCGCTCTCTAGGTACTTATCATGCCTAAAACTTTTTTGGCCGCTTTCATACCCCGATTCCGCTGCATCTTTTATGCGCTTTCCTGAGCTTATGACAAGATCTGTCATATCATCGAAGCCCTTGGAAATTTGATCGAGATCCAGGGTAAACACCCCTATCACGATATCGCCTAACGCCTTGAATCCGTCAGCCCATATACCTACGTACGCCTTTATTACGTTCCATGCAGCCTGCATCACGCCGCGTATAGCCCCAAACTTCATATACAGATAGGTAAGCCCGGCAACTACGGCCGCGGCACCAAGCACCATCCATACAAAAGGGTTGACAGCATTTAGCAGCGCCATAACCCCGGCAAGCACTATGCCCCCCGCAGAAGCCCCAGCCTCGGCCGCTATCATTCCCGCTAAAGCCACCTCATAATACAGGGCGCTTGTAGCCGCAAAACCTGTCCATAAGGCAACGGCTTTTTGCCAAGTAACAAATAGTATGGTAGCAGTTACTACTGTGCCTATAGCGGCTCCCAGCGCGGTAGCAGCGGCGGCATTGTTGTTTGTCCAGTCTAGTAAACCCTGAGCAACACCAATAAAGCCCATCGAGGCATCTATAAGGGAATCGATAAGAGGTTTTGTAGCGACAAAAATATTATTGAAGAGTTGAAAAACAGCATCACCTACAGCCGAAATTTTAACGCTGGTATTCCCTGCCATGTTTTCAAGTCCGTTGTAGTATATACCTCCTTTTTCGTGCGCTTTTTGCAGAGCTATGGTTAGTAAGTCGTAACTTACCTCCATTTCCTTTACCTTAGATATAGGCTGCCCGGTAGCGTCTGCCAGTACTTTGTAAATGTTTATACCCGCAAAAGCAAATTGCTTAATATCCATTGCGGTAGCTTTGCCCGTGTTGGATATTTGTTGCATGTTTACAACCATGCGTTGCAACTCATTGTCGCCGCCACCTGTTGCCGCGATAGCGTTAGCCAGGTTTAAAACGTCTGTTCTCGCCCTGCCAGCTTCTACGCCTGCGCCTATTAGGGCTTTGTTAGCAGACAGCAACCCCTCAAATGCAAAGGGTGTGGCTGAGGCATCTTCCATTGTATTTTTTACAACGTTTGTCGCTTCTGCAGAGCTACCTAGCAAAGTTGTTAATCCGGTTAATGCATTCTCTACAGTCGTGCCGGCGTCAAGCACTTTATTTGCGAAATTAGTAACCGCATATATAGAAAATGCACTAACTATAGCAGTACCAAGATTTCCCATGGTGCTTTCAAGGGCCCGGGCGTTGCTGTCCATAGTCCTTAACTGAGGGCTTAGCAAGTCCTGCGCGCTTACCGTATATCTTACCTGGTTATCCATTTCTGTATTGTCCTGTTTTCTCTAATGCAAATTGGAGTTGCCCCCATTTTTTAGCTAATTGATCATCCGGCATATTATCAAAGTCTACCATAAAATTAGAGTAGTAACAAAGCAAAGCAATCATCTTGCTTTCTTCACTACTACTCTCAGTAATTTTATGGTCTTCTACTTTTTTGCGAACTGGTTCACGGCCATTTGTACCGTGTCGAACGCGGCCTTTGCAGCCCCTATGTAAAATACGTCTTCTGCAATAATCCTTGGATCTGAATCTTCAGCAATCAAAACAGAATCGAGCAACTCCCCGGCAGCTGTGAAAGCACCACTAACGGCCTTATCCATAACGCGAAGTTTTACAATCCTGGAAGGTTCTTTTATGTAGCCTACTACATATTCAGTACTTTCTTCTGATATTTTAAATACTAAGGGGGTCACTTTGCAGCCGTGTTTTTGTGATAGTTCGGCTGCTTTTAATTCTGCTTCTTCAAATACCGGGTCTGGTTTTTTATCTTCTTGTTTTGTCATTTTTATCTTTTTATACCGCCAATTACCAGCGGCAATGTTACTAATAGTTTTGTGTCGCCCTGGGCAGCAGTTAAGCCCTCTTCTGTAAATTCGCAAGCCAAAAGAACATCCTGCGCAACCTGAACACCTACGCCTGTTTCAAACAAAACAGTAATGTCAAAAGGCGGTATAGCCATAGCATCACGATTTGGTGCTGCATTTATTATACGCTTCAGTTCGTCGGTGTAAAGTTCAATGCTCCCCTCGTACTCCTTATTACCATAACCACGGGAAACAGGCTCGTACCCGGCCCCGTAGTTATTATCTTTTTTCTGCTTGGTTTTGTACTCAATTTTAGTGATGCCAACAACCGGCACGCCAAAAAGTATGACTTTTATGTTAGCCCATGAGTAGTTTACTCCGTTTATTAGTGGTGTTGCCATGTTTTAGCTTAATTTATAACCGATGTTAACAATAATGTTTCTCGCAACTCCTATCGGCACAATATCAACGGCTACAATAAGGGTGCTTGTACTAGCCACAACCTGCGTAGGATCGATAGTTACAGTAACGCTTGATATTTCACCATCCCTAACCATTTGGTTAGCACTGGCTACGCCCTGGCTTTCAAGCGCTGCGATAGTTGAGTTCGCAAGCGTGCCGTCAGCATTAAGCAGCAGGGGTGCGTTAAGGCTAGGTAAGAGGTCCGAATCAACGCCCCTTATAGCCTTATCGATCACCCTGTTATCGTTTATGTACGCATAATCGCTGCTTTGTGCTATCGCGCAATGGTTGTCATTATAGTAGCTACCGGCCCTGTTAGGGAGTTTTCTAAGGAAAATGTAACGCTTAAGATCAATAGCGTCAAGGAAAGTGCCGGTAACAACAGCATTAGATAACAGCGTGCCGTTAGCGAATGCTAGTGTTTCAAGTTCTGTACCGCTTGACTGGTTGAACTTGGCTACCCATGCAATATCCTCCTGTACCGCTGAAAGTGCTACAGCTCCAAGGCATGCGCCAAGGTCTGTTATTGATTTTCCGGTAGCAGCATAAAGCTGAGCGCCTAACCCAGCGCCGTCCTGAGCTATAGTAACGCTTACTTTATTGTTGTTAAGCAGCGAAAGGTCTGAAAGCGTCGTAAGGTCTGTTACTGCCGCTATGTTGCCGGCATAAACAACAGAAACGCCTGTTTTTGCTACATCCATACCGTTACAAACGGTTTGGATCAATGACAGATCGCCAACAGCGTACGCTTTACTGTCAACATATACACCGAACTGCCTGATAGCCCCCTGGGCCGCAGTCTGTACCGTCTGTAGCTCAGTATAATCGTAAGTGCCGGGCACCGCGAAAAATCCTAACCACAAAAAGCCTTTAGGCTGTATCCTGAAGAATTCAGAAACATGGTAATGCCATACAGCAAGCCTTGAAGCTACACCGCCACTTGCCGGCGTTGTAACCGATGCCGCTATAGTGCCGGTAGTTAAAATAGTTATTGGTGTACCAGTATTAGGGTAAATACCCAGTCCTTTACGGAAGGTAAGCGTTATTACCGCAGCTGCACTTGTGGCCGTATAGCCGTGCGTTGCTGTAGTATTATTTATAGCTGCAGCTATTGCCGCGGCAATGGTTGTTGCAGTCGTGGCCGCCGCCGTGCGGGTGTAGGTAACGATACTTACAGTAGTATTGCCTGGCTCTAATGAGTTTATTGTAACCTGGTCACCTATTGCGCCGGCATTAGAAACAGTAATAGCTGTTGTGGCCCTTGTTTCGTCGCTATAATCAGCGAGTATACCAAGTGTCTCAGCCTGTTCAGTTGAATAAACAACCTGAACCCTGTTTGACGTAGAAAAACCCGAAGGCAGCGAAGGCGCATAAAAAACAAGCCCGCTTATGTAATCTTTGCCAGGCAGTGGACGGCCTAAACCGCCCTTACCTTTGACAAATGAAATATTATTTAAAGCCATACTTTAATGGTTTTTATAGTTCTGTTTCTTCTACGCCTAAATCGTCGGTTGTCGGTTCAATTACCGGGGCCTTCTCTTCTTTAGGCTCTTTCGGGGCCTTTGGAGCCTTAGCAGTTTTGCCGTTAATCACCTCTTCACGTGAAAATTCGGTAAAACCTTCTTTTTCACTGGTGTACCATACACTGCCGTCTTCGTTTAACCAAACTGCTGCTATCAGTGTATTTAATAGCAGCAGCCCTTTAAGGTCTTCAGAAAACTTCATTATACACTGAAGTTTGCTAATACCTGAGTGGTATAGATTACAAATTCGTTAGGTTTAGCAATACCAACACCCATTTTTGCGATGGCTTTGTAGAACCATGCAGAAGAGTTGTTTTGCAGCCTGTCGATAATGAAGCTAAGGTTATCCATAGAGGTAACAGCCATGTGCATGTTACTTTCTACATCTGTAGTAGCCTCGCAGAAGTAGAAAGTGTTTTCAGGAAGGCCCGCAACAACTTTTATTTCGTAGCCTTTGTACTTGTTAAGGCCGCGTTCTGTAGTGTCGTTGTTTTTGTAGGTCGTCGTTGTTAGCGCATCCTCATACTTCTGAGCATCAACAACGCTCATAACGTATTTAAGCCTCTTATACCTGTTAGGGTTTGAAAGTAGTGCCTTTGGAGCAAGGTTTTTAGCCGCTTCCATCTTGCTGATAATATTAGCAGCGGTAAGCGCAACCGGTGAAGCCACCTGAAGGGCCGGGGTTGTTGCATTAAGGGCCTGTTTGATGATGCCATCAAAATACCTTATAGAGTAGTTGGCGTCAGCAGGTACCGCAGCGGTGTACGTAGTAGATCCCATGTGTATCATGGTTTCAATTGGCACAAACGTTTTTGCAGTATACCAGCCACCAAGGTAGTTAACGAAAGTCTGAGGCAGTTTTCGTGCCAGCAATTTATCTGTTAGCTGGTCCTGGTGCCAGTGGTTTTCAAAAATAGTAGGGTCGAACAGCTCATAAGCCTCGAATGCTCCCAGCGCAACGTCTTTGTTACTCAACACCGTTGTTGAATTGTCAACAGGCAGCAGGGTGCGCGGGTTTAGTTTTGTGTTTGCGCTAAGTACCGGGAAAGTGTACTTGTCATTTTTAACACCGGTAGCAACGTACATAAGGCCGTTGTTAATAGTGTCAAGGCCGGTAACGGCTTCAGTTATGAAAAAACCTTTTTCAAACTGCGTATAATTTGCGGTAGCTAATGTAGCAGACATATTATTTTACTTGTGTTTGGTTACGAATTTCTTTCATGGCCTGATGCATGAAATCATCTGGAGAAGGTGTGCGCTCTTCTGCGCTTTGCTCAATCTTATTTGCCACTGCATTAATCGGCAGGTCTTCAATAAGCGATTTAACGCCTTCAAAGTCTGTGACAGCCTTTGCAGTCCAGGCAGCCACCGCCTCGTTTTTTATTTTTCCGATTTTAGCGAAGCCCTCGATCATGTTCTTTGCTTTTTCGGTTTTGGCTTCTGTTTCTGAAGCTTCCAGCGCATCCTTAGCGGCTTTTAAAGCGTCTTCGGCATCCTTAACCTTCTTTTTAAGGTCGGTGTTTTCGGTCTCCATGGCTTCAGCCTTGTTTACCGCCTCCGTCGCTTTGTTCTCGATCTTTTTAATGGCTTCCAAAATGCTGTTTTCGTTAGCATCATCGGTTAGCCCGAGTTTATTAGTTACACTTTTCAACATTTTGTTATCCGGTTTTTTATTATGAGATAAAATACTATTTGTGATTTTTAAAGCCTCGTTATGCATATCTGTTACCTCGGTAACGGCACGCATACGCTTTTTGTTAGATTCGTGGGTGTGTTCTATACTGGTAGCAAAACCCTTTTTAAGGCAGTCTTCTGCATTTATCCAGCTGGTAACATTCATTAGGTCGTTAACCGCAGTTTCATCTAAGCTTGACTTAGCAGAAAGCATTTTTACCAGGCTGTCCTGCATGCTGTTAAGCATATTGCTGTTATCGCTGCCGTTCGGCCTGTGCATCATTAGTAAAGCGTAATCCATCATTACGCGGTTGCGGCCGCACATAAAAATAACACCCGCTATACTGGCAGCAATCCCTACGTTATAAGTGTCGACAGGTGTTTTTGTTTTTAGCATGGCAGAGGCTATATTATAGCCGTCCATCACTATACCACCAACTGAGTTGATCCAAACCTGTATGCGTTTTTTGCCAAGGCTATCTAAATACAGCAATTCACGCTGGAACAAAGCGCCGTCCACGCCCATGCCTTCAGCCTCATCGTTACCGATGTGTGAGCTTATCAGCATTATAGGTTCGTCGCAATCTTGGTCTATGCAGTACATCATGTAGCAAAATTAATTTTAATAAAACTTTTTGTTAAAAAGTGAATTGCTTTTTTTACATTTGTAGGAACATAAAATTTTAAAATGGAAAATAATTCAGAAAACAAAGCGCGCTTCTTTGCGCTATATCTTTTTCAGGATGCTGTTATTATAGGCAATGGAATAGAAGGCCTTCACGACGAAAAGTTTAAACAAGCAGGTAGATATAAAATAGATACCGAAGCATTAGATTCTTTATATAGAATAGGCGATTGTGGTGATGCAGTTGAACTAACCCCTCTATTAGCCGTTACCGATGAAGATGCTATTGAGGTGGCTAAATTTATTGGATTTGACAAGGGCATAAACCAGAAAGCATATATAAAAGTAGGGAATCATGTTTGCAAAAACATATTAGACGGCAGAATGCACATGATGAACCCTATACATGCTTTTAATATGCTTGACTACCTCCGCTCAAAAGGCTACGCCCTGCCATGGATGAATGTTAGCGTAGATCAACAGATAGAATATGGATGGATAAAACTTAAAAATGAATAATTTAGAACAAGAAGCCCAGCAAAATAAGCCGGAAACAACCCAATACCTACAAACGGGCATCAACTCCCAAAAGAATGTGCCTTTTGTCAAAAAGCAGGGCGTTACAATCGTTGGCAGTTCCGAAATAAAAGGATACCAAAACCCATTCCCTAACCGGGCCGCCAGAAGGGCCGCTAATAAAAAGAAGTAATATGAATGACTATATAAATAAAACCTTTATAGCCACTTATCACGCAGGGGGTAAAGAAATTTCGGTTACATTCATGGTGACAGAAGACGCAGGTATAAAAAATTTCAAACAATGGCTAGATGGCAATATAGTTAAACTATGTACAGAATACAAAATAGAAAATCCAGTTATAATATTTGCAGCTGTATTATAAAGTAAAAAGCCCTAATTAGGGCTTTTTATCATTAAAGTAATATGTTAGTGCTTCGTTCACTATTTTACTCTGTGTAGTGCTTTGCCTGGCCGCCATATCCTTAACCCTTGAAGCATTAAGGGGCGACGCATACACCTGTAGTTTGTTGTCGGTCTTGTCTCCTGCCATTATACTATTTTTTGAATCCTTAACCTGACTACATACGGCTGCATGTTTTTTCCTGTTCCGCTTTCCCCGGTAGCGGCCGTTGCTCCTGATCCGGTAGCTGTAGCGAAGGTAAAACTACCATTGGCCTGTAAGTTTGACATCACAGCCATATTTCCCGCCGCCTCTCCATTGTCTGCCTCCGATCTTGGTAATGTAACGCTTACCGGGTTTGTGTTGTGCTGGTGCGACACTATAACAGCATCTTTGCTACCACCGGTAGCCCCAGGCGTTGTGTTTGTGGGCCCGTAAGCAATTACTACCAGACCATCATCATTAAAAGTACCGTTATTGCCGTTCATTATGGCCCATCCGGTGCGCTCTAAGCGACCCAAACCAGTGCCGTCAAAATTAGCTGTTATGTAAGCGCTATCGCAAACCACTTCTTTTGTATCGCCTTTTAGCCAATGGGAAAGCCTCACGAAATTTTGGAATTCTGGAAGTCCTGAACTTGTTTCAGTTCCTTCTATGACTATCCTGTTTATGTTATGAACGTTGCGGCCCACACCATCCGTAAACGTAACAGGGTCGGCATTAACAGTAAACTGAGTAGTTTCTATTCTGGCATACGCCTTCTGCAGTCCAGATAAAGTAAACGAAGCTGCCGGCACCTGGTAAATTTCGCCGTTATAGTACAACCACCCGGCTGTAATATTGTGTATGGGTGCTGTAGATGTATTTCGGCATCCCGACAATATATACACTGTACCGTTAACGGGATTTTCATTTATGGTAGTTATAAGGGCCGCGAATAAGTCTTTATAAGAATCCTGTATAAATTCAAGTGTGCCGGCCTTTATAGGCATAGCCACCGTATCGCTGATGTTGGATGTGTTTAATCTTTTCATTAAGACAAATTAACAAAAAAAATAATAAAATTAATTTGTCAATTAAAAAGTTAATTATATATTTGCAGCATAACATTTAAACAATTTTATTATGGAAGATCTGATTAAAGCTTTGCAAATATTCCTAAAATATGGAAATAAAGCATATCCGTTTCATTGCGAACACGATGTTTTAACCGTTGATTATGATCCTGAAGTTTTTTCTAAAAAAGACATAGTAGATCTTGATGAATTAGGTTTTTTTATTGATGAAGAAGAAGGTAATTTTAGAAGTTATAAATACGGAAGTTGTTAATAAAAAAAGCCCCAATTAAGGGGTTTTTTAATACGCAACAACCCGATAAGTAATACCGGCAGCAATATATCTATCAACAAAATCCCTTACAACAGATTCCCGGGCCGCGTTATCGGTCGCCAGGGTATTGAAAACCGAAAGGGGTACATTAACGTTCATATTGAATTGATCGGCGAACGTGTAGTTGTTGATTACAAATTCAGAACTGTAGTTAAGGAATACATTGCTGCTTTCCTGCTCATTAACCCCGACCCTAAATACTGGTATGGCGATTATATTATTTGTGGTTATGTAAATATCGCTCACAAGCGGCGGCTGCCTGAATACAGTGTCAAACCAAACATTTAAAGCATATTCCAGCACTAATTTTTCACCCCTTATTTTTAAGCGAAAATCTGAGCCTAAAAAATTAGATGATACCAGGCGCCACGTATCTGTAAAGGTTGGCGTGTCGGTGTTACCATCAATCAAACTTTGAAAAATGCTTTTACCATACCTTACTAGCGTCCTGCGGTCATAGCTGCCAGCGGACCACAATGGCAACAGGGTGTAATCTTTGTATGTGGTAAATAAAAGTTCGTGGTTATCCGCTATTTCTGATACCATGGCCTTTGCAAAAGAAACAGTTTTAAGCGTTCTTTTGTCTGGAGGCAGGGCCTCTTCTGCTTTTATGAAATAATCTATTAGATACATTTTACGAAGCTATAAAATTAAAGTTATTCGTAACGCTGTCTTCTAAAACTACGTACCCGGCTATAGTGTTAAACAACCTACTTACTGTCGTGCGGTTTTGCACAAGGAAGGTGCCGGAGGCAAAGGCCGTATCATTTGAACGTATTTTAACGTTATTCACAAGCACATCAGTAACGCCTATTACATTACGAATAGTCAACTCTAAATCTGATATTTTGAATTGCCCGTTAAAAGGCAGGTTCGCCAAAAACAAATTTATAGCATTTTCTACTGTTCCCTGTATGACTGTTGAATATTGACCGCTGTAATAAATATCAGCATCGATATAAACACGGTCGGCCGCGCCGCTAAAACAAGTATAGCGGATGCCTGGCACGCCAATAGTATCAATATAACTTTGCAGCGCACTAAGCTCATCACTTGACAAAGCTACAGGTGGCTCATTTTTAGCAGACTTTATAATGACAGTATTTGACAGCGTTGTAACAACGCTGCATCTGGTTACAATCCTTAATGCCTCATCTACCACCGGATACACCGGGGCTAAATCCACCAATTGTACTACTTGTGGCTCGGTTGCAGAATACTGAAATTTAAAAACCCTGTCTGTCAGCCATTGCTGCGTTGCCGGCGTTGCGCTGTTTATCTTTATTTCATTTTCAGCCTTAAAAACATCGATGATCTGTTCCAGTAGCAAAATAGCAGAAGCTACCACAAAAGTTATTAAGCGCCATATTGCGCGCCTGCTGGTATTACCTGATATTTCTGATAAATTCGGATCTGCCTGCACGTCGGCGATCATACCGGCCTGTATCTGTTCTATTGTTCTGCTCATGGCTTATTTAGGATTGATTGCACTGGCGGCACCGTAAAATACTGAGGCGTTGCCGTAGTGTTATCTATAAAATGAAGGTTATACGTTATCATATAATGGTACACGTTACTGTGATCGTAGTCCTGCTGCTCATTAACCTTAGTCATCAAGCTGGTAGACGCCTGAAATGGCTTCAGGGCCTTAACCACCAAATCCCGAAGCTCAAATATAGTTAAATTCTGCTCCATATAATCAGAATTCAGAACGTTTTGACCTATATGTAGTACAAAACTTATATCGCTGCCCTCGTAACCCTCCCCTATATCCTGAAGGTTATTTGTTTGCAGTTCTATGAAGGCGCACGGCATCGGGAAAGCGTAATCCCCTCCATCCTCCATATAAGCAAATTGGTTATTCCACACAACAACATGCTTAAATTCAGGGATGGCCCTAATGGCTGCTAACAATTCGTTTACTAAGTCGCCCATGCTTCTTTTAGTCTTTGGTTAATTTTTTGCAACAATCTTTTATTCAGGTCTGGGGTTATGCCTAAAAATCTACGCTCCGGTAGTCGGTTAGTGCCTGAGTTGTGCGCCTCAGCATAAGGGTTATTAACTACCAATGTATAAGACCAGTTGTTATTTTTTTTACCAGCACTAACTGAATTTGCAACATCCCGGCGCAAGCGTCCAGACTGTACCAATATTGCCCGGCTCCTACTACTCTTTTTGGCATACTTGTAAGTGCGGGTAGTGGGTACGCGTCGCTGTACCTCCTGCCATTTTTTGCCGTCGTAACCTTGCCTGTTGAAGTTCGTTACAGCCTCATTCTTTACGGTGTTTGCTAAGTCCAGAGATATATCTGTTTTTAGTAGCTGCCTGCGGATGCCGTCAAAATTAAATTCATTTTTTGCCATCTGGTACAGGTAGATTGAAATTATTTTTCGCCAGTTCTTTATCTTTCGGATCAACCGAAAAATACGGGTGTCCCTTACCGAATATTACTTTGTCTTTACCTGGGTTATTCTCAAAAAGCTTACCCCTCGTAATGCCTTTTTCTGCCTTATCCAGTTGTGCCTGCTTGGTTATTTTTGCATCGTACTTATCCAGCTGCAAAAATACACACCGGCAATTAAAATGATTTAAAGGCGCGTTCTTATTCCAAAACGGGTGCCCTATCGGCAGCGTTATCCCGTCAAGTGGTGCACATATAGCCGAAGTGTTAGGATCTATTACAGCGCTGTATTGTAAAAATGGCAGCTGGCCGCTTTGCCCTTCAATTTGCTGCCAGCGCACAATAGTTTGCCCGGTTGCTATCGTAGTATTGTATTCGGTTTTTAACCAATCTACATTATACTGGTTGTATATTTTCAATGCTTCTGCCTTAAACGGCGCAAAAGGCTTCACGCCTCCATCAGCAGCCAGCAAAATATCATTAATCAAGTGATAAGACTTTGCGCCGGAAAACAAGTAAATATTTTGGGTTAACTCAGCAAGCAGCGCCGGATACGCGCCGGCCTCAAACTCAGTAAATGCACTAAGAAGCTTATCGGCTATCTGGCTATATACAGGTAAGGGGATATTTTTAACGGTTACTTTACCATTAAAAATATCTTCTATTAGCTGGTTTATCTGTTGTTCATTCATTATTTATACAACTCTTCAAGCTTATTCTTAACCGATTTGCTCAGGCCACTTTTATTTTGCTCGCTACCCTCGGTATTACCTACGGGAGGTTGTTCTGCTTCAGCCTCAGCCAGTTTTATGCCTGTTTGCTTCTCGAAGTACTCAGGATCTATTTTGTGGCCCGCAGAAGCTATTTTAACAGCCATATCTACAACGCGGTTGTTGTTCTCAAAAACCTCTTCATCATTTTTAAATGAGAAAATGGCACCTACAGGAACGGCAAAGCCAAATTCACGCAGGCGCGGCAAAATCTCACTATTTACAACAGAGGCGGCAAAATCCCCGTCTTTGGTTTTTTTATCTTTCAGGGCCTTAGCTGCCGGGCTCTCTTCACCATCATTGCCGAGCTTGCCGGGCACGCTGTCAAGTGCATCGGCATGGCCCAGGATTATTTTAGAAATCTTTTTTTCAAGGCGCTGTTCAAAATTGTCGTAACTAAGGTAAGAGGTGCCAGCGTTTTTGCTTTCAATAAGCTCTATTTCATCGCCCACATCATCCATAATGGCGTAACCTGCGCTTCCCATGTCTCTAACAGCCGCTTCAAATGCTGATCTTTCGGCCTCTTCTGTTTTGTTTGTGCGCCCAACACGGTAAGGCTGCGCGAATAGCTCGACAAAATCGCCATTATATCCCAATATGTTACGTAGGAATATTTCATACACAGCCACCTTGTACAGAAGGCCATAACCGCATTTTGAAGCCCCTATCTCGCTGGGTGTGGGCACCCAGAAATGCCATTTTTTAGCCTCTGCATCCGTAATGAAATTTATACCTTCAGGGTTGTATGTTTGAGCCGATACTACGAGCCTGTCAGGGCTTATATTCCAGCGCCTGATAATATCTACATCGGTAAATTTGCCGTCCATAATATCGCCTAATGATACAAGACTGTAACCAAAAAATAAGGCATCAAGAATATAAGGCAGGCCGTTAGTGAGTATATTGCTGTCAATAAGCGTTTGTTTTGCCTTTTCATCCACCTTGCCATTTACGGTAATTTCCCAGTCTCTTAATAAAGTCAAATCCTTACGGCGATCCATACAGGCAAAAACATGGCCGTTAAGTATGGTATCGTTATACAGTTGTTGCACTTGTACCCTGAAGGGAAAATAAGCCCGCTCCATCTCGTCAACAGCACAACGCCAACTGGCTACATCCTGTTTTATTCGCAGCAGCTGGATGGGGATAATGGTAGTGTTTAGTTTTTTGTTCGTACCTTCTACAGCAGCGGGGCCGGTGAAGTTGAACATGTTTTTTATACTGGGAAACTTCATTAGTAATTATTTATATTTTTAGGCTGCCCCCCATACCTTATACGCATGCCCTGGGTTGGTGATATTTTAGGTAGGTTTGGGGTAATGTCCCCATAAGCGCACATTTTTAGCCAGTCGATAGCTCGATCATAAGCCATTTGCCTTTGTTGCGGTATGTTCCTGGGTGATATTCGTTTATGAAGGTGAAACAGTGCAATATCAACCACCGTTGATAATAGTTGTTGGTCCCTATCGGTCCCGGTCTTTGCAAATTCAACAGGGCAATCATATTTTTGTATAAGGTAGCTTTGAGCCTCAGCAATAGCGAGCAAATTAGCTTTATCGCGTATCGTTTCGTCGCTGTTTATGATCTGCAGCATATTTACGTCCTGAATATGCATTATGTAGTCTGAGGCCTCTATATATGGCATGTTTTACTTTTTTCTAATTCTTATTAATTCATCTAGAATCCAAACCAGCAATATTACGACTATAGTTTTAAAAATCATGGGTTAAAATTTTTATCAAATATATTAAAAATTTTAATAAAATTAATTTGTCAATTTAAAAAGTAATTGTATATTTGTACTCAGATAAGAACAACAAATATCAATACCATGCAAGACTTAACAAAATTTACAAAAGGACAAAAAGAAGCAATGCTTAAATCGTTAATAAATGCTAAATCTAATACTACAGCTGATAATAAACTGAAATTTGCTTTAATGGACGATTTAGCAGAAGGCGATAAAGATGCTTCTTTCGGAATTATAACCTGTATGGGTTTTGCTAAAATGGTAAATGTAGATACTTTCGGGGAGGACTACAGAAGTGTTTGGGCCAAAATAAGAACTACAAATAAAGGAAATTATATAAACAACTCTTATACAGGAGGCAGGATGTACATATAAAACAACCAAGGGCGGTTAACGCCGCCCTTTAAAAATAAATTATTATGATGTACAATTTTAGAAACGCATACCGTATTTCAGCAAAAAGGGAACTCGAAAAACTACAAGAAATTGAGGACGAAAAAAAAGGAATAAACAAAAAAGGTGGTACAGGCTTTAAAATGTCAGAATCTAAGCGTATTAAAAATAGAAAAAAAAGATAATCATGGAAAGTAAAAACACTTGCTGCAAAAAAATACAACACTCTTTTCCTGGAATTGGTAAAACTCACACCTCAATATGTGGCAAAAATGCCGAGTATCAAAAATCAGGTTACTGGTTTTGTAGACATCATGCTAAAGTAAAAAGGTTTGTTTTAAGGGATGGCAACGTAGGCGAGATATTAGCTCGATACGACACCGAAAATGAGTTGAAAGACAATGCTCATTTGTTTCCTGATGCAGTGCTGCAAAAAATAACAAAGTCTGCAAGAAAAGATATTTTTAGATTAACAAAATCAGGCGAAAGCCTTTAATACCCACTCTTAGCCTTACCCCTACCCATCGCAATTTTAGAAGCTTTCCCGCCTCGCAAATAGTTCTGATATTTCTGAGCAAAAGCAACTGTAATGAAATATCGCTTCGCATCGGAGGCGTGGCCAAACTCTTCATAAGTAACCCCGGTAACGGGATTTTTCTTTTTGGTCTTTTTTATCGTGCCGTCTGAATCCTCTAACGCATATTGATAATCAAAAAGGCTCTTTTTACATTTGTCACCTATGAGTATTTTCAAGCTTTCTTTACCGGTCCTATAAATTTCATTTATGAAGCCGCCCGACTGCACAACCGAAGGGTTGACCGACTGCATCCGGAGGCGCGGTCTGTAATCCCTTAAATGTTGCCCGATCTTGCTAAAGAAATTTTCGCCCTTCTCCAGTTTGCTGTCTTCTTTTATGCTGGTACGGTCGCCGTAAATAAAAAGCCCTTGCACCTGCTTGAACGGATAGCGCTTTGCAAATTCAGCACACACGGCCGCCACCCTATTATTAGGGTCCGGCAGGCATATCTCATCGATCTGCGTTATTTGCCTTATGCCATTAGGCTGTGGCTGTATCTGCCACACCAGGCACGTAAGGTAAGGGTTTACGTTTTCATCCCACGATAAGTGTATAGGCAGCTCAGGTATAAACCTGGATGGCCCGCTATGCACGTTTGTATTAAAGTCTTTCCAGAACTCCCCACCGGTGCGCAGCTTGCCCCAGTTGCCAAGGCCGTAAATCTGGTAGTAGTTGAAGTCATCGGCCTTATCCTTCTCAAAGTCTTCAATGGTGTGCTTATCGTAAAAATGAGGGCCTACGATATATTTGTTATTCAAGTAAGTAACTTTGTATACCACAAAATTGCCAGATGCTGATTTGTGGCAGCTGGTAATGTTAGTAGTTACTTCCTGTTCGATTAAACCGGCCTTATCAAATAAATTCACCTTTAGCCAGTGCTCTTCACTTATAGGGTTGAATAGCCCAATTATCTGTTGGTTATTGCGGCCCCTAAGCCTCTTACGGATCTGTTTTAAGTCCACTTCATCGAACTGGCTTATCTCTTCCAGCACTACCCGGGTAAAGTTAGCCAAACCTTTTATTTTTTCGCTGTCATCTAAACCCCTGAAACGAATGTATGAGCCGGTGAGCAAACATTCAATATAATTTATCTGGCACTTAAAATATTCCTGCAAGCCCCAATCATTTATGATGCCTATAAAGTCGCTGTAAATACTGTCTTTTATGTCAACACCGTATTTACGGAGGATCATGGTATTAGCGTTTTCGGTTAGCAGGCCCACTATAAGCCGCTGTACGCAAGTGTATGTTTTACTGGCAGAAGATCCGCCATATAGAAAAATAAAACGTACGTCAGGGTTCTTAAAATCTGCGTCCAGGTGCCAATATATATCGTTAAATAGGTCGGGGTTAAACTCAATTTCCTGCATAAAGCAAAATTAACATATTTTTTATATAAATTAATTTGTCAATTAAAAAAGTATTCTTATATTTGTATCAGATAAGAACAACAATTTAAAACAAAAACATTATGACAACTCAAATCTTTTACAACGAAACTGAACTAAACGGAAAATTTCAAGTTATGACAGCTGAAAAACTTGAAGGTAAAGGAATAAAAAACTTCGGAGGTAACAACCCAGTGCAGTATAAAGGTGAAGTTTTCTTTGGAAACGTTAATTACTGGGTTACTTTAGAAGCTCTTCAAAAATTAAAAGCAAACTTTAACCTTCTTAGAACATGCTTTTAGAACCCCAAATAACAACAGAGTATCACGAAAATGGTACTCTGTTCTTTACTACGGTAGCTGCAGAAATAGCGCCGGGTTATCTGCATTTATACGAAGGTAAAAATCCCATGATGCGAAGAATGATAGATAATAAGCCTGTTAATCCTTACGTCATACTTATGCGTGAGAAGCATTACGATAACGGTCAATTTGCTTGGCGACTTGAATGGGATGAGACAGGAAAGCTCAATAATGCAGGACCTAAACAGTATCGTAAAGATGGAACTTTAATACAATACTAACTCAGGGCGGTTAACACCGCCCTTAAAACAAAAACCATGCTAAAAACAATTCAACACCAGCACCCGGACCGCATAGCGGCACAAACAGCCTTCCATAGCGCATTAGGCGAATTACTAAATGATGAGCGCGTAATAATGTGCGCTATACTAGGGTACGACGGCATAGCAGAAAAGCATTATTTTTATATTAATTATTATGAATAAAAAAAGCCCCAATTAAGGGGCTTTTCTCTTTTATAGTGCCGCAATGCAGCTTGCGCATTAGGGCACTTTACTCTTCTTTCTTACCATAACCCACTTTTATTTTTTGGGTTACCTCCTGCGTTTGTGTCTCTTCAGCTTTCCAGCCCATATTTTTAAGCGCGAATATGGCTCCTGTGGGGTATTGGTCTGTGTTGATCTTCTGTTCGTAGTGGTTTATCACTATATTGTTTAGCCTCTCGCATATATCGGAAAACTCGGGTATTTTTTGATAATCCCTGAAGCTCTGCCGGTCAGAAAACCCCATAAACAAGATAAGGCCTGTTTTTGTAATAGGTAAATCCCTTTCAGCTATAAAGTTAAAATAAGCCAGGGCCTTCTCTTCAAATTCTTCAGGTGTCTTTATCATTCGCTCAGGGCCGCGAGGCGCGCTAAGAACGTGCCTTATAAATTCAAGCTTGTTTTCAGCCTCTGATTTTTTTTTAGCCATGTGTTAAAATTTATACAAATATACGTTTTTTTTATAGCAAATTATTTTTTCATGCAAGAAGTTTTACGAAGGTATTTCTACTGTAGAACTTGAATTATACACCGTATTTTGTGGTTCAATAAGATTTTTCTTATAAAATCCTTTATAGTCAGGTGTAAATAATATTTCAAAACCTGCCTGTTTATCATAGGTGTCTGTCATGAACTCCATAACGATGCCTTTAAACCTGTCCATATTCTCACTACTAACCAAATCAGAAAGCATTTGCACGCCTCCTGGTGTAAGATTATAAAGATAATTGAATACACCATGCCTGTAGTCGTAATCTTGCCTTGTAGATCCTCTCTGATAATAAATAGACTTATCTTCGATTATTGCCAGTATCACTTTTTGAAACTCTTCAAGCGAACGGACTACCCAAACCAAAAAACCATGCTCATTAAATAACGAATGTATATTTTGCTGCGCTGTAGATGGGTTTCCGTGGGGTGTTTTCAACTCTATGAAAAAAGAGCGTTTCCAAAAGTGAAAAACGAAATCAGGTATACCGGGAACAACCCCCATAGCTTTTAATTTAGCTGCCTCTCTTTGGTCGCGCTTGCCGCCGTTCGGTACATGGTACAGTAGCCCCCTAAGCTTCGGAAAGCTGTTATGAAACCATTGGTAACAGTCTGCTGTCAATCTGTCCTCTGACTTCTCGACCTCCTTTTCTATAAACTCAGTGTACTTTTGCTTGCCTGTTGCAATCTGTTCCTTTGTTAGTGGCTCAGGCTTTTCGGGATTAGCTTTTAAGTATGCGACAATTTCAGGAGAAGGCTCCATAACATTGTCGTCAATCATTTGGCGCAATTCCTTATCGGTATAAGGCGTGCCGTTAGGTTGTATTTCCATTTTATTGTTGTTTACGTTTTACCCAATAACCTTTTGTTTTTATATTATTGATATACCTAGAATCTGGTATAAATCCTAAATAACTCATTAACGAACCGGCAGCCCTGCTTTTTTTGTCTAACCCGAGTAGGCTCCTTAATTGTTCTATGGTTACGAAATCACCACCTAAAACACCTACAGGAGTGTAATGTGTCTCTATTGTATTTATAAGTTCATCAGTAAAACATACCGGTCTTCTTTTTTTAGGTACTATAAATCCGGACCGCGCCTCTTCCATCTCCCGCGCTATTGCAAAAGATCTCTGTCCTAAATCAGAAGTATAACCCTGCCGCATAAGTTCACACATAGCAGCAATACTGCATTGGTCTAAATAATTCATTTTTTTAAATTTATTTTGTCAAAGATAAATAAAGAACCCTAATAATACAAGTTAAAAATTCAAAATAGAACAAAAAATCTTAAAAAATTAGTTAAAATGGCTTTTAAGACCGCAGACTAAAAAAACATTGTCTTGTGATTAAAGTACTGATATACATATATATACTTATATTATATATATATATATATATAAGACAATAGCTTTTTATAATACCATATAAATACATAGAACTTACGTAGAACAATACGAAAACACGCAACTTAAGGGTAATTTCAGAGGTCTTTGGGCAAAATCCAGTAATGATGTCTTATAAAAAAAACACACTGATATTCAGTGTGTTATGTGTGTTTTTTACAAGACGATGTTATTTTTTCGCATTGTACTACGATATTTATATCACATTTCTACATTATTTTTTCTACCCAATACCCCCTGTGTTGAGTGCCATTAATTCTTTTTTTGTCCGCTTTAAATCCTAATCCAGATAACACCTTTCCTAAAAATCTAACATCTGAATTTTCTAGGCCTATTTCTTTTTCTATTTCTGTAAGCTTTTTAAACTCGCATGGATTTTTTCCGCTGGTACAAAAAACACTTTTTATTTTTTCCGCTAATACGTTATGTTCTTCATTTATTTTTTCCTCTCTTATTTTTTTAGGCCGTCCCCTTTTAACCGGATCAGTAATAAAGCCTCCTTTTTCTAGCTCACCAGACAACCCAACAGCTATATTTACCGCCTCTTCCGGTGTATAAGTTCCATTGATTATAAGCGCAGACATTGCGGCTATTGCACATTCTTGAATAAATTTACTCATAATAACATCTTTTAAATTTGAGCAAATATAAAGAAAAAAAAAGACAAGTAAATAAAATAATAATAATTTATTTAATTGTCTTTTTGTCATTAAAATAAAAATCCTTGTTTTTCTCCATCAGCAGGAGTAGTGTGTATGTCTTCGGCCTTTGCTTCATACACTATTTTAGCGTAATACCCTCTAACCTGTTGTTTGTTTATGTACTTTTTTCCAGATACAAACCCTAATTGTGTCATGGCTTTACCTATAAAACGGCTATCCAAAGGTTTGCCCACATACTTACTACTTATGACAGTAACTATATCTGGCACCATGTAGAAATTGCCGTCGCCCTCATTACAGATTTCAAAGCACTGTTTTATAAGGTCTTTCTCAATACTGGTAACCTCAAACGCCTTATTTATGCTTTCCCGCTGTTGGCGCTCTTCTGTAGTAAGCTGACTATTATAATCAGCGTCATTCCAAAGCGCATAAGCCTGCGCCCAAACCTTATGAATATCTACATTTTTACTGTAGCCCCAATCAATACCGTTAACTTTTATGCATAACCAACGGGTGTTAAGGTCGTCGGTAAGAAATCCGTCTTCTTTATTCGAACTACCAAAAAAATTACAGCGGCGCGGCATTTCAACGTCATCAATAGCATGCGGTTTTCTCTCTTTGATAGTGGTCATTGATATAATACCTTTAAGATGATTTATACCAATGTTTGTAAGGCTGGCCAACTCTTCCATGTTGTAAATGAAATTTTCGCTAAACCTGAAGTAGGTATCTTTATTATCGCGTATTGGTGTTTCACAGTAGTATCTATCTCCGAATGGATTTAAGAAGCGTATAAAGCTACTTTTACCTACCTCCTGAGCCTGGCTCACAAAAACATAAACAAAACGATTTTCTTTACCATAAAGCGTACAACCAACAGAACGGACCAGCATTTTTCTAAACTGCGTAACGTGGAATTGCTGATCTTCTGCCTGTATATAGTTCGCCAGCTGTCCGATGTAGTCCGTTTCATAATCCCACGGCTCCAGGTTTTCAAAATAATCATTGAACGGATTGTAAGACGGCATAAAATCCGATCTAAGGAGCGATTTGAGTTTGTCTATAGGGTACTTGAAATTTACATGCTGCAATTCCCTGTAGAGTGTGTCTGTGTTTATGGGGCCGTAATTATCTGTACCCTTTGCCCGGCACTCACTGCGCTGCGTAACTTCGTTTTTAGCAAAGTCATAACGCTTTTTCAAAAACACTTCTACCTTGGCAATCTCCGGTTTGCTATCTATATTAAACTCTTCTGAATTCCGGGAATATATACGCTCAAAGCAGGCACGGACCTTATCAAGGTTTAAGAATACGCGCTCACAAAGATTTTTTAACATTGAATCTTCTATGGGCATCCCGGCCCTGTTCTGTGCGTGGGCGAACGAATATACCTCACGCCAGGCCGCTTTCTCGCGCTCATTTTCTGCCGCCCTTTCTTCGGGAGTTTCATCGTACGGGGCGTATTCGTTTTTTCTCAGGTGTATGGGTTTTAGGAAATTTTCTAACATACACCATTTATTTTATAGTTTGGCATAGGACTAAAATTGTTTTTTATCGTTTAAAAATAGTTGCGCCTGCATGCCTTTTTCAATAGCAGTCAGCGCTGTTTTTTGGTACCCTGCCACACCTTTACGCAAATACCCGTTATTAGCTATCAAATTATTGATAAAGGTTACTGCATCGGATTTGTCAATATACCCGGTCGCCACGTAACCGCCTAACGTGATTGCGGCAGCCCTTAGCTGCGGGTGCCCGTTTTCTGTGATCTTATCTATAGCCGATTGAATAATGCGCTGTACCGCCTCTTTGTCGTCTCCTGTAGCCTCTATTACTACCGGCGCATAACCAGAAGGCAGAAAGGCATTTATTTTTTTTCCTTTACGCGTCCAGGTATCTGCATAATCTCTGTGTAGTAGATCTGGGTCATAAGACAGGAATAAGGGCAGTACGCAATTTTGCCCAGTACCATCCCAGCCATTGTACTGCTCGAACTCTAAACCAAGGCCAAAGTAGTATTCTTTAAATTCTTCAACCGACTTAACAACAGGTATCTTGACCAAAAATTTAACACCTTTTTTAGAAGGCGACAGGAAGGCCGAAAGTACGAATTTATACGTATCGAAAACAAATTTTTTAAAATCTTCTGCATTATCGATGTGGTCGAAGTCCAAAACAGCCAGCCCGTTAAACCCGGTAATGTTCTCGTAACCCCTGCCTTTACCGTCAGTTTTTACGCACGGGGTAAAGTAAAACAGGTTATTTTGCTTCAATTCTGCCTTTAATTTTTTATCGCCTGAAGCCTCTGCTTCTGCAATCTGCCTGAATACATCAATAATTTTTCGGCCCGGGTTTTTGTTAGCTTTTAAAAATTCTTGCAAACTAACAGTACCTAACGGACGCTTACTGTTTACGTGCGCCGGGTAGTAGGGAAATTCAATGGTTGCCATGATTTAAATATTTCTCTTTAGTGCCTTTTGGCTGCCACACGCCCACGTCATTTTCATCTATGTTTAGTAGTATAAGCGCTTCTTTTACGGACACACCACGGTAAGCTATATTTTTACCTCTGCACGACTGCACAATAAATTTATCGCCAGTCTTTATAATAGTGCTGGTTACATTAACCATTACTTAAAGGTTTTAAAAACACCGGGTCATTAATATCTATTTCCGATATCCTGGCTGCCGGGGTTAGCATTTTTGTTAATCTTTCGACCTCTCTTTCAAGAGCTTCTACCCTTAACATCAAGAATTCTTCATTTGCTGTAGGCTGTATTAGTCCCATACTTTTTGATTTAAAAAGGGCAATAATCAGGATCATGTTTATCTAATTCATGATATTTTTTAATATTGTCCCTTAACGTTAATAATTGCATATTTGTTTTAGTGTAGCCCTGCTTATTGTCGGGCCTGTCAATTGTAGCATTTTTCCCGCGGCGGCCCTTTACGATACAGTAACCTGTAGCTTCGCAAAATTCTCTAAACTCCTTCAAGGTAACATCAAAAAATTTGCCTCTCTGCTTTGCTTTTTGCTTCCATTGGTTGTATCGCACACCTACAGGGTCAATCTCACGGCGTTTTCTTGCGTAATGTTTAGGGCATAGCCCACCCAGCTTAACAACAGGCTTATTGCCGCATCCAAAGGCGCAGCAATGTATTTTTGCCTGTTTTTTGATTTCGCTAATGTACATTTGAATAACCGTGAAAAGATATAAATTCTATTTCTTCAATCCCGAACTTTGTTTTATCCGCTTTGTGCGCATACTCCCGACCGTAAGCAGCTTTCAGGCAATTGTACATGTTAAGGGGTTCTTTTTTGATCTGCTCAATGGTGCCGGAAACTACTACTTTATTGGCTTTTTCAAAAACCTTTTTAATTTTAACACCACGTTTAACAAGCTGGTAAAAAACCAAATTCACAAAAAATATAGGCTGCCCGTTGTCTTTTTGGTTGTTGATGGCGTTATTATACACATTCATGATCTAACTCTTTTATGTAAGCGATAACATCCTCTGCGAATTGATGATTTAACGGACGCAAAGATTTACCTGTGCAGCTTTGAATATCTCCGAGCTTTGACTTTGGATATTCGGATAAATAATAACTATCTATAAAGTATGGAGATATACCGGATATCGTAACTATTTCATTTTTTTGAGGCTCCAAGAAATCCTTATTTATAGCACCTCCTATGTAAACCACTTTTTGACCTACTTTAAAATTACTCATGATTTAAAGATATTAGATTATTAATACTTACCGGCTCCTCCAACCTCATTGCTTTAAAAACATTCAGCAGCGCATAAACATCTTTTTCGCAATACGCGGCAATATCATCTATACGTCCAGAATGGTAATAACCGGCGACCTGTGAGCCGTTCATATTGTCTTTAGGTGTTGGTATGCCAAAGGCAAGGCAAAGAGCCGCCAGGCCGGAGCTATTGAAGCCGCCAATTTTCCAGATTTCCTGCGTGTCAAGGTTTATCTGCTCCCACGGCTTTAAGTGCGACGTATCTAAAAGCTGAGGTAAAACGATACGGTTTATGAGCATGCGTTTAGCTATAAACGGATAATCAAAACCTTTGCCGTAATGGGCGCATAGGCGGGCCGCGTGATTTTTCTGGGTAAACTGTCTTAGGTCTTCTTTGAAAGTATTTAACAGATCGCCTTCATTTTGGTGTATATACGATTTAAGGTAAAAATTACCTTCAAACATGAAACCCACACTAATACAAACTATACGGGAAAATTCAGGGTTTAGGCTAGCTTCTCTTTTCCATAATGATGCACAATATTTTTTTAGTTCCCATTCATACATATACTCTAAATCACCATGATTTGTGTCTGTATCTAAATTTTCTGAAGTTTTGGGAGCATCCGGTTTAAACCTAAATTTTTCTACCCATTCGTGTTGCACATTTTCCGGTGCATCGTTCAGGTTTAACCAGTTTGGAGCCGTCTCTATATCAATAAATAATATAGAGCCTATTTGTATGTTAGCTATTGATTGCATGGTGTAATAATATTTAAAACATTCATTTTTTCTAACAGCCATTTCGGCGCTGTAGCCTCAACAACCAAAGACATATCATTGTCTTTTTTAAGTTGGGTATGTTTTAGAGGAAACCAGTGCATGTGCGACCAGCCGGAGCCGTCAGGTGACTGTTTTAAATAAAGGCCTATTCCTATACCGCTGTCGTGGTATATTTTTGCTTTGAAGGTGATTGTTTCTTCGTTCATAATAAAAAATGTTTTTTGTAAAATTGTTTATAAATAACGCCTCTTTCAATAGCTGAAACCATTTGTTCTGATATATCGAAAGTTCTGGCTATTTCTGCGTTCTTTAACAGACCCTGCTTTAAGTGTTTATAAATTTCAAAAAGATCATCCTCAGTTACTTTTGCAGGCGATCTTATAGGGGTGTCTTTTTCGAAGTCGTTTTGTATATCAAATAAACAATCTAAACTCAGGGCACCTCCTTTCAAAATTAAATTATGTACTCTTAGTATTCGACCCAATTCCCTTTTCGTTATTTTGGGATGCCCGTTAGTGATTATCCTTAAACTTTCATAGGTTAATTTCAATTCCTTGCCTGTCATTCTAAAATTGTTTAAATGTTAATGCAAATATAAAAATACTTTTTAATTTGACAAATTAATTTACAATTAAATTATTATCATCCACTAAATTAAAATGCGCTAACCCTTTTTCAAACTCTTCATAAGTAAGTTCAGTAGCATAATTCTTTTTGCTGGCACTTTTAAAAACCCCCATAGTATCGCAATAGTAGTAAAAATAATCAGGAGGTAAATTATAAATTTTCTGCGTGTTAGCGACCCAGCCAACCGGATTATTATACCCTTTAAAAACAGCGTAATCCAGAAGCTTCAAATTTCTATTCATAGATATTTGCCTGATAATCCAGCCCGCTTTATATTTTTTTGCAACGCGAACCGCTTCTAACTCCTCTATTGTCATGATGCCCCAGGCCTTGCCTATAAGTTCAAGGGGTAATAGCTGGTAATTTTCGACTTGTACAAAATCCCCTTCTAAAAATTTAGCCTCCTGCTTCGGGAAAATATAACCGCAAAACTTGCATTTAGGCGCTGAGGCATGCAGCATGGCCCCGCATCCGGCTGGCGGCCCTTCTGTATTTAATGTCTCAGGTGCTTCAGGGCATTCTTTTACCGGGGCTACCCCTTCAGTCTTTCGGGTTTTATGCGTCAAGCTCCATTCCCTTTCATGTTCCCAAAAACCTAAACGGTACAGGTTTCCGCCCATATCAAGGATGTTGAAGTGAGTTTTTTGCAGGTAGCCCGCAACGCCTTGAAATTTTTCCGGAGTTATTCGGGAACCACGGCCGCACATCTGAAGCCACAAAGGCAGAGACATGGTAACTCGGTTCACGATAACGGTTTCAATGGTCCATTCGTCAAATCCGGTAGTCGCTATATCGACATTACACAGTACGGTAAACAGTCCTTTTTTGAATGCTGCAAATATATCATCACGTTGCTTTTTAGGCGTGGCACCATCAACATGCATCGCAGAAATACCCGCATCATTAAATGCCCTTGCGGCCTTTATTGAGTTCTCTACATTTTGGTTGAAACATATGGCTTTTGTACCTGGTGTTAATTTCTGGTATTTCTCGATCATACCATCATATAGGTACTTTTTATCGAACATGGCAGCGGCCTGGCTAGCTTCGTAATCCCCGCCTTTTACCTTAAGGTCGGTAACGTCTTTTTTTACACTGTATGTTATGGCAGGAACCAGAAAGCCCTGTTCTATAAGATCAGGTATGTTTATAGCCTCAACAATGTCGTCGTATATATCTGACATCTGCGTCATTCTGCCGGTTCGGGCTGGCGTAGCGGTTGCGCCTACGCACATAACGCCTCGCTTCTTGTATTCAACAACAACCGGGTCAAATATCTGTTTATGTGCCTCATCTATAATGAGTAGATCTATTTCCGGAAACACGCGGCGTTTTAGCGTTTGTACCGTTGCTACGTAGCAATTTGATTTTACGCGCGCGGTGCGCCCGGCTGTAATTATAGAGGGGTTTAAACCGTACTCCTTAAGCTTGTCTTTAGCCTGATCCAGGAGTTCAGAACGATCTACAGCAATCATAACGGTAAATCCGTTAGTCACGCTCTCTTTCGCTATATCTGCAAACGTTACCGTTTTGCCGCTCCCGGTAGGACTGCACAGTACAACAGCTAATAGCCCTCGCATAAAGCAGGAGGCTATTAGTTTTTTTAATTGAATTTGGTAGGGGCGTAAGTTCATTTATATAATTTTACCTATTCCACGTTCAAGAAAATTCATCGTATCGAAGTGCCAAGCCATAACCAATTCGGCCTCCCAGTTATGCAAAACATTAATTTCTGGTCGATATGTAGCAAGTAGGTACGTGCCAGCATCTAAGTTCGCAACCTTATAGTTGCTAATATTCATCGCTCGCTTGTTCAGTACGTCAATCGCCACCCCTATCCCTTCTATTTCGGTTGTTAGCCTTGAAATGGGGTGTACGAGTACATGATAATCGGCGCCTATCCTGCTTGCATCAATCAATTCTGGAGTGTAGCCCTCTCGTGGCGAAACCTGTATTATGCTTAATGAATTTTTTAGTGCGCCCTGAACCAGCCAAATTCTGTTTTGGGTATCCACCAGCCTGTAGCCGTAACCATACAGCAAAGCCGATTCTGTTTTTGTTAGTGGGTTAGTCTGCATACCTATATATCGTTTATTGTGAAATATTTTATCTCTTTACCCCATTCATTGCAAGGTTTACCATCTATTTCTATCCTTTGATTACGTTCAATGCTAATTTTTTCTCCTGTATCTTCGTCAAAGAAAAATTCAATGTAAACCATGAATTTTGTTTTCCTAATGTCAGGCTGTTTTTTAGTACCAAAATTTTCATCTTTTTCCCAAAAACGTTTGGCTTTCGATATAAGTAATTTTCTTTTTAAATCTATATTTAGATTTAATAGCGATACTATTTTTTCCTTATTACGCTTTATTTTTAACTCGCTCATTCTCTTTATTTTTTAGCCTTTCGGCATAGGTTAGTTAATCTTTTTTTTCACTGCAAGGCCAGCATCAATCAACCGGAACATGTCGATATGCGCTTCTGCCATTGCTTGTATGGCGGCGTATGATACTTCTTTAATATCGTAAGCGCCATCAGCAAAATCGTAAATTTCTCCTTCTAACTTTGAGTTGTCTAAACCAAGCATTTTGCATTTTAAGCTATCTCGGTAATCATCTAAACTGTACAGGTGGGGTTTAAAAGTAAAGTCGTTTTCTTCGCCTAAATAGTAATCAGTATTGCTTATCTGAGCAATCTCGTATCCATCTTTAATTTGCATTGCAGTAAACGGCTCAATGCATGTACCGTCTGTGCTTGTTACTTCTACCATAAGTCCATAAGGCAGGTACGGTAAAATGTGGTGTAGGGTGAGGGTATTCATACTTTCTCGGTGTTTTTTTTTATTTTTAAAATTGACCACAAACATAAATAAAAATTTTTGACAAATAAGTTTGGATATTAAAAAAGTTATTATTTACTTTGCATCAACAAAAACGGAATAACGTGGATAAACTGGAAAGAGAAAATTTAAAGATAAGGGTTTTGGATGCAAAAAAAGCCCTGCCAAAAGTCGGGCTTATGCCGGCATTAATGCTAAGGCACCCAGAATTAAAATATGAGCGCGTTTACTCTGTTCTTAATATGCAGGCTGCAGACCCTGAAATTACCGAAAAAATAGAGTTCCTCCTTGATGACTTGTTGAAGAAAAGGCCGCTTATTAAGAGCACAAAAACTGAAGTTGTCGACCTCAAAATTGAGGTTGCGGAATTAAAAACAAGGCTGCCAAAGCGCGGTATAGTGTCGCTAATGCGTTTTGTTTTTCCTGAAATAGACGAAAATAAACTGACGTACACCCTACAGCTTCGTCATGTTGATCCCGATATCAACGACAGGCTTTTAACCCTTAGTGAAATTATAAATTCAAATACTTAAATAACATGAGCAATTTTTTACCTCAGGGGTATGTAGCCCCTGCATCTGGCGGATACACTAAATTAGACGCCGGGCAAACCCAATTAAGAATACTTTCTGCACCCTTGATGACATGGCTTGCATGGGAGAATAACAGCGCGAGGCGCGTATCTTACGACCAACCACAGCCAGTTGTAGCGCCGGGACCTAACAACAGCGTGCAGCATGCCTGGACAATGATTGCGTGGAATTACAAAACTCAAAAAATTGAGATTTTCGAAATGACACAAAAAACATTACAGTCTGCACTCGGGGCACTGGCGGGAAATCCGGCATGGGGCCACCCACAGGGTTACGATATCATCATCACAAAAACAGGCAGCGGCAAAGAAGGCACTAAATACATGCTACAGGCTAATCCGCACAGCCCGTTAAGTGATGTGATAAGTGCAGCTATCGCTGAAACCCCCATTGACCTTAATCAACTCCTAGTTAATGGCGGTAACCCATTCCTCCCAGCTTCTGCCGGCGCTAATGTAAATAACGCCCCGGCACAGCAACATCAAAAAGTTGTAACCCCTGAAAACTGGCAGCCGGGTGATAACCCGCCTGCAGGCTTTACTGTAAATGCTGACGGGATGAGCCTTGCCAAAAAAGAATTACCATTCGGATAACAACAACATGCCCCGGGTAACGCCGGGGCTTTTAAAAACAATTTTAAGAAATGAGCATACAATCTATAAAAATTCAGAACTTCAAAGGCCTTAAGTCGTTTCAGGGTGAAGTTTACGGCCGTGATATTTATCTTACGGGCCGCAACGGCGCTGGCAAAACTTCGTTTATCGAAGCTGTTTATTTTGCGCTTACCGGCAAAAACCTACCCACTGAACCGGTAACTAAAGGCGAGAAAAAAGGACTTATTGAAATCACTCTCGAAGACGGTTATGTAGTAAGGGTTAAGCTAAATAAAACAGGCAAAACACCTGTTAGTTTTGAGATAGAGAACCTGAATGCAGAAAGCGCAGAAGATCAATTTATCAAGGCACCTCGCACCTGGCTAAATAACCGAATAGGGGTTATTGACTTTGATGTTAACGCCTTTTTTGCACTTAGCGCGCAAAAACAAGTAGAGTATTTTTGTAAAGTTTCCGGTATTGATGTTAGCGATATAAACGCTAATATTGAAGAGATTTCGGAAAGTCGTAAATTCGACAAAAAGCAGCTTGCAACCCTACAGACGCAAACCGGTTTCTACAAGACCGAAGATGTCGTAAAAGAACCTATTGATATGGTCGCGCTTTCCGGTGAAATATCTGCGCTCAGGGAAGAGCAGCGTGTTAAGCAGGAAAACTTTACAAAAATCCAGAACGGTATAAATTCCAGAGAAGATCAGCTACAAAGAAACTCAGAAGAGCTTGAAAGGCTTATTAAGGCTATTGAAACGCTTAACTACAACAGTCAGGTAATCGACGAAGAGGTACAGGCTGGTAAAGCATGGTTGGCAGATATTAACAACGTCCCTGGTGAAAACCCTGTACTTGTACAGAAAGAAACGGACTTTGCAAACGCCTCTACTATCAATGCGGGTATAGCTGAAGCCAAAAGATTTAAGGAGGCTGACGACAAGATTGAGCAGCTTACAAACGCTATAGAATCAGCTACCGAAGAAATAGCCGTGCAGCGTGAACAAAAAGGCATTGTTATATCTGAAAAAATAAATATCGACGGCCTTGTTTTCGATACGGAAAAAGAGATATTTTTGTATAATGGATTGCCGTTTGAAAGCAACCAGATCAATACCGCTTCCCAGATAATCGCCGGTCTTAAAATAGGCGCTTCGCTTCTTAATGAAGTTAAGATATTGAAACTTGACGCTTCATTGATCGATAAAGAGAATTTCTCAGCTATCCAGGAATGGACAAAGAGCGAAGGCATTGAACTGTTTGTCGAACTTGTTGACCGTGAAGGTGGCGATTTAAAAATTGTTATTGATGAATCCTAATATTAGAGCTAGAACACAATTCTTAAGGGACCTGGCTTTAAAGGCAATAGGCGGCGACGCTTTTGACGAAAAAAGGATTGAAGTAAATACCATGGCAAGGCGTGCTATTTACGACCAGCTTACGTTAGAAGGTTTTGGGGTTACTGATATATCTAAAGCTGTAGGGGTGAACCACGCCACCGTAATCGTAGCGAAAAAAACACACTCAGACAGACTTTCTGCAGACAAGAAGTACCGAGAAATATTCAATAATTTTAAGCAATCTGTAATAACATCCGAATGCCCATGTTGCCACCGCCCATTATAGATATACCTTGTACGGTAATCGAAAAATATGAACGATTAAAAAAAGTTAATCCAGCCATAGAAATACTTGCAAAAACTTTTGATTTAACAATTGATTTGTAGTATATTTACCCACAGTAAGTTTTTTCATAAAGATGGGTTAGGTTAATTTTCTTTTTTAAAATTGTTTTATGTTGTTTGAAAATCCCGGCTTCGACTACCGGGATTTTTTTTAATCTTTAATTTTAAAATATGGAACAAAATAAATTTCCGTGGATCTCTTTTTTAATCATTGCATTTATAATGATCCTGTGTATAAATCTCGCCTTTGGCTTTTTCTTCGATAAGGCTGACCCCGAAAACGCCACACAGCAAAAAATAGACGCTGTATACAAAAAACAAGATAGCGCTGTATCAAGTACAGTTGCGGCATCTAAAAGTAACGTTACAAAGTCAAATAACCTTAAAAAATCCTTACCCCTTGAAATACCCGTCATTACTGATACTACTGATGCATACATGCGTGAGTATATCTCAAATTACACCCCCGAATTCCTTACTGCGCCTAAACCCTGATCAGGTATTATTTGTATATACCGGCCTGAAGCAAGGCGAAGTTTACCGACATCGATACGCTGAAGCTTTGAACGTTATAGACAGCCTGAACGGAATCGTAGAAAACCAGGATTACAATCTAAATCTCATGGTAGACACTATGAGGCAGCACGATCAGGAACTAAAGCGGCTGTATGATGAGAGGCAAAAAGCTGCAGTAGAAAATAAGCCGGTGCCATGGTATCAAAATCCATGGCTGTATGGTGTGGCCGGATTAATTACAGGAATTTTAATAACTAATTAATATGGGAATGGTAAGAAGATTAGTTGCTGTTATTTACATGCAGGTAGGTGTTACGATCATAGGGCTTCCTGATCTTATAGATTTTAATATTTACAGAAAAATTTATCCGAAATCGTGGATAAATATTAAAAGCAAATATATACCATAAGTAAGCCCCTTAATTGGGGCTTTTTTATTGTCCTACCTGGAAGTGCATCCAGTCGTAATTTTTTTCTCTTCCTAAACTTTGCCAGCCGTGTTTGTAAAATATATCAATCATGGCCTTATACTCAGGGCGTGCAAACCTGGCTGTTTTAGCTGTCTCATGTAGTTGGTTACGCTCAGGGTCAAGATCTATAGCCAGGCCCCAGCTGTGTACGCTCCAGTCGGTACCGCCGCGCATCTGTCTAAAATTGAAGCAGCCGCCGAATATATCGATACCCAGCTCCTTTATTTTTTCGTGGCCGTAAGCGTCCAATATATCAGCGAAAATGTTTTTTAAGTCTTCGGCCGCTGCCTTGTGGCACCTCATTTTATTTACAGTGATTTTTTTGTCCCACGCAATACGCATTGGGTAGGGTAACTCTATAGTGGTTAAGTAGCTGCCCTGCTGATTAGGCTTCCCGTATTTAGCTATAATTTGTTTTGTAGTTATCATTTTTTGAAGAAGCTAAAAATTAATGTAATAGTACCAGCAACAATACTTGAAACGCACCATATAATTATTTTTACGTATTCTGTATTTTTAATCCTGTACTCGTTAAGGATTTTCACTTCTGCTTTTATGGCTTCTAGCTCTGCTTTATTAGACAGCATTTGCCCAACTAAGCCCTTTTCTCCTGATAAAGTGTTGCCCATAATTGCTGATTTTATCAGGCTAACATCATGCTGTATGTTTTCTACGTTGCCCTCCATTTTGTCAAAACGTTGCTTTTCTTCTGGTGTCATAGGATCCATTTTTTACTCTTCTACCGCGTTTTTGATATTTTCCGCATGAGTATTACTGTTTGCAGTAATCACAACCTTCGGCTTATCGAAGAAATTCTTTAATAAATAACCTACAAGCGCACCTACAGCCACCTTTGCCAGATATAAGTAGTCAAATTCAAAATGCCCGGCTTCAAGTGATTGCTGAACAGCAACAAGCACGGGAACTAAAACAGCTAAAAGCACGCCTTTTAAATAATCCCTTAATTTAAGGCTAAAGCGCTTTGAAGTTATAATTTTACCCATGATTAACATAATTTTAATATTTACAAATGTATAATAAAAAAATCCACACTGGCAAAATGTGGATTGATTAATTAGGCATATGCATTATCAAATTTCCTGACTGCGTAGGTTGCAAATGAGGTTATAGCCATTATTATCGCGGTGATGTATTCGTACATACCGTAGACATATGGATTTACGAATACTTCATCAATGAGGTTGTAACTAAATATCATTAAAGCAAACAGCCTTATGAATTTTACCGGGCGTTGCACGTAGTAGTCCAGACAGATAATCACAGCGGCGAGCGATAACAGTATTGCGAATATATCCCGCTCTACATCATCAAAAAGAGTGAACAACGGCACATTTTTTAATTGGTAAGCGGCTACAACTAATGTAACCGCCAACCCTAACAAATACTTACGCACCCGGTTTGCGTTTTTTTCTGCCGCCTATAACCCATCCAGCTGAGAGTAGAAGCCTTTCAGCTTGCCCTAGCGCGTCAAGTTTTGCCTGGTCTGTAACTGTTTCATCGTAGGTTAAAAATACCTCGTTGTTTCCCATTGTGTAAAATTTTAATTGTTAAAATGAATACAAATATAAATAAAAAACCCTCACTAAAGAGGGTTTTATTTTAAATTATAATGTCATTTCCCATTGCTGAATTATGGAAGCTGAAGCTGTGCCGGTCGTGACGGTCCGCACCCTGAAATAATAACCTACAGGCACAGGGAACACGATATTTCCGGTTTGCCCGTTTGTTATCTGTATCGTTACCGACAGCCCTACGCTGCTTGTGTTTCCGTTTTGCGTTGGCGTTGTCCACGTGGTTCCATTTTGAGATATTTCCCCGTACACGGTTACGCTGCTACTACCAGCTAACAGCGGGTTTGTTACGCTGGCGTTTACGCTGTAAACTGCAAGCATCGGTCGGGTACCTGTATTCTGGTAGCTGGTGTTTACTACGCGGCCCGGGCTAAAGTTGATTGTAGGGAATGGCGTTTCACCCGTTGGGAGTTTGTAAACAAAAAGCCATCTTCCAGGATCTGTAGTAAGGAAAACATCAGGTTTTAATACCGTAGTGCCGTTATCCGTGGCGGTAGAAACATCGGACCACCGCCATAATTCCGGCGTCATATCTCCGAACGCCGCAACACCATAAACAGAACATACCTGATTATTGCCGCCTAAATAACCCCTGAGGCTCGATCTTACGGCTATGTTTATCGATCCCCTAACCGGTTCGTAGGTCTGGGCCGCGCAGGTGCCGAATACCATAATGCACAAAAACAAAAACTTCTTCATTATTGTAAGGTTTAAAATTACTTATCAACACGCACCGTAAAGCTTCCTGCTGCCGGGTTTAATCCTGTTGATGTGTAATTATTGAACCTAACAGTAACAACATCTGTAGCGGACACCCATGCTGTAAAACAACTGTTTGGCAATACAGAAGCGTTTGGCACGCCCAAATATACGGGCTTTCCTGCTATAGCCCCTGTTAAAGAAATATTAATATCTGAACTTGATTGCCCGGATGTTGTAGGGAAATCTAATGTTGCTGTTCCTGTTAGGGCTGTTACAGCCTGTAACTGCACCAATGGCACAAAATCATTTGTAGCCGTTGCGTTTGAACCATAGGCGCGCCCATCAGACCTAAAGCCGCCCACTACACCCGTAGAGTTCTTAACGTTAAATAAGTCGCCTGTATTACTTGCATTAGTATTTCCTGTTGTAAATGAAACACCTGTAGTTTGAGTTCTGGTAACATCCACACCTGTAGTAAGCAAAGATAATACACCGTTAGCAACTGTAGCTGAAGTAAACGGCATGAAGGCACGTATATAGCTACCATCAAGATTTAACTGATTCACATTATTTCTTATTAATGTAAGGTTAAAAGAATTAGTAGTTCCAAGAATCATTGTTGCTGTAGCAGGATCGCCGCCAATAGTCGCCTTACCTGCCAATGCTGTGAATGCTCCCCCACTTGTAAATAAATCAGTACTGCCTGATGTGGGTGTGGAAGAAACGGGCGTGTAAGTTGTTGTTGTGCCTGATTTTGTAACAACTCCTGCGCCTGATTGCACAGGCTCTTTGCCATTAAGGGATGTTTGTGCAGCGGTGCTTATATAGTTAGGGTCGGCAGCAAATACATTAGCCGTTAGTGTTATGCCCGTGCCGTTTGTGTAGGTGCCAGCGCCTGCAAGCTGCCCAAAAGTAATATTGTCCGTACCAATAACAGGGTCTGTTGTATTTGTGCACGTCCATTGTGTATTTTTATACAGGGAACCTAATCTTACAAGTTCGGCTGATTGGCCTATTTCTGCTGATGTGTCCGCGTCTAATGCGCGCGCCCATGCCCCAGAGGCGACCACGTAAATGCCGTTTTGCGTGGCGTTTGTTTGGCTTCCAACTAAAACCCTGTCGCCTATAGATGTGGAGACACCGTCTATTGTCTGAACACCTGATAGCGTTATGTTGCCTGTAGTTTTAACCTTTACCTCTTGTTTCCATGTAAGTCCGGTCAAAGCATTGTCTAAATAATTCCTGGATATAGCCGAGTTTGCTCCCGCTGGGATTGTGGGCACAACAAGATCACTTATAAATGTACCATTCATTGAAGTTACCGAAGCAGGTGTTATATTTCCAAGACCTATTGTAGGTACAGCCGGGTTTGTATTATCTACTGTAACACCATTGGAACCGGATATACCGGTAAGCGTACCGCCGCCTGCTGCTAAAATCATCGCGGCTATACCTTTGCGTTGTACGTAATCTAAATCATTTGTAGCATTAGCTGTAAAGTCTGAAGTACCTGTAATCCCTCTACTTGAAGGGAAATCACTATCTACCTGTATTTGGCCGCCACTAACTGATATTCCTGCCCCTTGCCCGTCTGTATCTATGGAAAGCATGCCGGGCACACCTGTTTCCCCTATTTGTATTCTCGAATTGCCGTTTGAAGTCGTTCTTATTAACCCTAAAGGCTCCCCAGGCAAATCAAGTTCTATGTTACCGGTAACAGGTGTTCCTGAAACTGTACCGCTTAAGGGTACATACCCTTGTAAATCCTGCAATCTTAC